AATGCAGAAGTAGCAAGAGGCAAGGCAGCAGGACTTTACATAGAACAAAAAATTATACGTACCGGTAAACTCGATGATTTGTCAGAAGATGAACTAGAAAAACGTATGAAAGAAATCATAGACCAATACTCACCTATTCTTGAGGGAACAGATGTCAAAGACGTCAAAGAAAAAGTTAAAACTAAACAAAAGCAATTAAGACTTAAGGGTGAAGCACCATTGAAAAATAATAAGCCACAACAAAAAGAGCTCCCGCAGCTAAATAAACTAAATACTTCTGATAAGGAGGCAACATCTAATTCAGCTTCCTCATCTTCTTCACACAAGACAAAGGAATAACCGTTCTTTCTCCAAAGACAATACCCTCTTCGTCTCTGTCATAACTTGAAAAGATTTTAATGACACACTCATTTTTTTCATACAACCAACCTTCACTGACCGGTGTGGCTAATTTCATTTTATCAAACTCGTGTTCAGTAGCCCAACCTGAATCAGAGGCAATATCAAACCACTCAATCCGATACTTTGAATACGGGATACGGTTTTCTTTTAAACTTGCGATACGTCTTTTTCTTTTCGGTTTTTTTCTTTTCATACTTCTTCCTACCATAATAATAGTCAGGATTGTGAATCCTATTAAACATATCAAAAAAGTTTTCTTCGGTCATTTTTTTTATTAACATAGGTAACGTTTGTTTACTAATTTTATCTTCTACTTATATCAAGGAGCAAGAAACGGCTTAAAATATAGCTTTTTTAAAATATTAGTAGAAAAAGTAGAAGAAAAGTAGCGGCTCGATCGTCTAGAACTGTTGCTATATATACGTTTTCACAACGTTTCTACTTTTCTACTTCTTTTTTGATGGTTTTGCGAACAAATGAAATATTTTGTTGTAGATACGTATATAGGGTGGACAAAAATGTTGTTTTTTGCTGGTTTTTTGAAAGCTCATATTCGTGATTTTGCTAAAATGACCTGATTTTGACCCTGAAAAAACCGAAAAAAACGCCTTTTTGACCCCCAAAACACCCTTTTTTGACCTCAAAACACCCTTTTTTTCACTTTTTTTCAGCCTGTTTTTTGTAAAATTTTCCCACACGCTCTAGGAATTTATGTTTAAAATCCGTGAATTCTTTCCCATTTGAGGTAAATTTTTGAAACATTCCGTCTTTTGAACACATCAAAATAACTCCCTGATCGACGCAAGTTCCATAGACTTGATCGTGTGCCATAGCATATCCCGCCAGCTGTAGGAAATAATCTTCTATCCATTCACGTCTTTTTGGCTTGTTGGTTTGCTTGAAATCCACTATACTTTCGCGCCCAGAATAAATACCACAAAGATCCGTGCTGCCCGCATACAGTTCCGGGTAAAAGAGTGTCACCTCTGATCCCCAAATTTCCTCTAACTCGGTAAAGCCCTTATCAATAATCTCTTGTGCCATGCTCCTTGCTGCTTGCCCCTCGTCTGTGAGATCCATAAGCTTTTTATTATGAACATAATACTCCAGATACGAGTGCATCGCGGTGCCCCGGCGGGCAGCGTCATTAGTGATTTCGGCTGCCTTATTTTCGCCAACTTTCTGCCTCCATCTTGCCAAACTCTCCATTTTCTCCGCAGACTGCGTTTCAGAGAGAATCGTTGTAACACTTGGTAATATTTCGTCGCTAACATCATAATGTCTTTTACCTTTGATCAAGCTGCGTGTGCTTGAGGGGTATTTATATTGTTTATTCCATTTCATATTTTATTAACACACCACTTAATGCCTTTCTTCACATAACCTTTCACAAATTTATTAAAAAAGTATCTAATCACACGCATCACAATCAAAATCGGAGAGCTTAAAACATCGAATAAAATCAATGACATATCGACCACTAAGTCGAGAGCATTGTCGCTGTTCATCGCTTTTTTGAATCTTTTTTTAAATTCCATTCTTTTAAATTGTGCCATAGTAATTCCTCAACTTCTTCTTGACTGGGTTTTTTACCAAAAATGTCATTCCAATTCTTCTTATACTGATCATTAGAAACTCGACTCCTGCCATCCCATTTTCTACCGTTCTCTCTTTCTTTACTCATTAGAAGATAATGTCCATGACGAGATACAACGTGATGAAAATAAACATCGCCGTCATCTGTATATCGTATGGAAAATTCGTCATGATATGATCTTCTACACGATTCATTTTAATTTTACAAATTTTTGTGGTAGTTGTTGGTTTAACGGCCAATGTCAGTACAGGGCTCAGAGATAACCGAACCAACGTCGACACCCATGAGGGAATTGCTTCCACTCCACAGTGCCGGGAGCCTACCACTACCCCCTTGGAAGTGTCTCCTACCCGTTCCATAATTCTTTGTACCTTTCTAAATTCGTTTTAATTTTGCAAACCTTCTCATACAGCTGCTTGTAGCTCATTTGACCTTTCATGTAATTGCAGACGCTATGAACAAAGGAAAAATTGTTAATATGATTATCTCGTCGGTCTCCATTAACATGATCCGCTTGAACGTCCGAACTTTTAGCATTGTAAATTTCACCATCAATCTTGCAACGCATATAGGGAAACATCAATGGCTCCCCTTTTTCAGTATCAGGTTTTCCTGTCCATTGATTTACCGCTTGAACGTGATCTTTTTCGGACTTGATACCTGGAAAAACTCTTCCAATATAAGCCCAAACTTTTTGATTAGGATGTTTAAGCGTTTTCTTACTGTCCTGATAGGAAGCTTTTTTGCTTAAAGCATGAACGCCATAGACAAAGCCTCTTGCCTTCTTTCGAATAGGACCTAGAGTATAAGGTTTAGCATTATAAGGTTTTCTCGGAGTATAGATAAAAGCGTGTACTTTTCCGCAAATACCTTCTTTTCTTTTAGCTTGTCTACCTAGTGTTTTTTCTTTCTGACCTTCACCTAAGTGATAGGAAATAGTGCTCTTACTCACGTCACCATATCCTTCTTGTTTAAGAATTAATCTAATTTCTCGGTAAGAACGTGTAAGTCCTTCCGATGTTCTTCTTAGGAAAAGAATCTTCTCAGGAAGACCCCTTTCCTTTGAGGTTTGTGTTCTCACTTTTTACCTTTCTTCTTTCTCTTAGTTTTAACAGGTTTAATAGAGACGATATTTTCTATGATTGATCTTCTCCAGTCACCTTTTGTTTCATCCCAATAACATTTGATTAAGTTGCCGTTCTTTGCAACGAACTCATATTGTCTTTGAGGATTATAAGGTCGATTGACCCTTTTACCATCCGATCTAGAATAATATTTGATCGTATAGTTTTTTTGTTGTGCGTTCTCTTGCATATTTCTCACCTACTTTCTATTGTCTTCTTTCAAACTCCTCCTGAGCAAGCCGAGCTGCTTCCTTTTCTCTTTGCCCTAAAGGTAGTTTATTATCTTTTGCGAGAATTTCTAAAAAATCCTCGTAAAGTCTTTCTAGTATTTTTTCGTTTATAATACAGCTCATTTTCTTTCTTAGACATTTATAGGATAATATGCGATTGTTGTCAAGCCTTAATTATGAGGACACTGATCTTTTTTATTTGTTCCCTTTTGAATATCATCAACTTTCTTCTCTAATCGTTCAAAAAGCTTCAAATGCTTAATTTTAATGTGGTCCTTGACATTACCAGATACGGATATACGTTCACAATCGCTTTGAAAAGGATAAACCCAATGTTTCAACCAGGCGGGGAATATAAACATATCGCCTTCTTCAGGAAAGAATGAGTGATGGGTCACAGCTTCTCGCGGCCCGTCGCCATAAATAAAGGTAATGCCTCCAGGTCCTGCGGATCTGCCTTTATATTTCTTATTCTCATATTTTAATTTCTCAGGAATTTGTAAAAAGATAACCCAAGACAACGAGCCACCATGATCGTGCGGTGGGTTAAAGTCTCCCGGTCCTTGAAAGTTGCACCAAAGGGCTTCGAGGTCATAAGATTCTTCAAAGGTTTCGTCCTTACTACCCGTCCATTTACGAAGTGCGTCCGCATACAATTTAAAGACATCAGAGAAGAATTTTTCAAATTTCTTATAATCTCGAAATTGGACTTCCTTTTTTAAAACACCCGCGAGTCGTTTTTCGTAGCTTTCTAAACTAGCTCGGCCTTCGCTGAGGAAGAGTTTTCTATTCTCTTCAGAAATCTTTAGTTTAATTAGACAAGGGCCCCATCTAAATAGATTGTATTGTATGGCTTGCATTTTTTCTTCTTTCATTTTTTCTCCTGTGTTAGTGCATCCTCGAATTTTCCGGTCCATCCGTAAGTTCCGTGATGCGTCGTTATTGATTTAATGTTCGCGAATATTTGAAATCCTGCTTTACGGGCTAGTCTACAAAACGAGATGTCCTCGCCTCGCCATAAGCCTTCGTCCATATCAAATGTGGTATCCCAAAAGTTATAAAGATAAGGATCCGATTTCTTTTTATCAGGATGATTGATTTTTAAATGCGTGCAGCTGTCCATTAAAGACTCGAATACGCGTCTATGAATCAACATCAATCCTGCAGGTCCTTCTTCTATTTCAACCAAGTCGCCTGTTAAAATGGGAACGTTTTTATCATCAGGAAAACTTACTGTATACTTAATGAGACTTGAATCGTGGGGTAGTTTAACTCTATAAGGCGTTAGAATAATATCTTTCTTAGTCACTAACATACGAATCATTGCTTCAGGTTTAAATTCCACATCAGCATCGATAAAGAGTAAATAATCATATTTACTTCTTAAGAATAACGCTGTTAAAGTATTTCTCGCCTTACTAATGTAGGGAGTTTTAACTGTTTCAATTTGCCACTTGAGTCCTGCTTTAGTTAATTCTTTAGCAAGTTTAACAACGGACAACATGGTATTAATCTTAACTGAATCATAGCAGGCCATGGCAATATAAATTTTAGGGGGTTGTTCTTTCATACCTCTATTTTATTATATATTCTAGGTCGGCCACCTTTAGCACCTATTCCATGATAGTAAAAATTTTTCTTAGCTTTTGCCGCATAATAAGCGTTCCCTGTTAAGTGTTTTTGTTTATGTTTTCTAATCCTAGGAGGTGTGGTTCTCATACTAATGTCAACATTCCAACCATTGGCTTCTAAAATTCTTTTTCTAATTTTTTCAACAACGTATTGTGCGCTTCTTCCCGCGTTTTCACAAATAGTTTTTAAATCTTTACTATTACTCGTTAACCAAGCTTGAGCTTGTTGTTTCTCTAATTTAGGGACGTGACTTGAAAAAGCGTCGTGAACCGCTTGGCTAAGTACCGCTATGAAAAGTCTACGTTCTGGACAACTGTGTTCAGAAATAAACATATTACTGGCTTTAACAAATTGAGACATTAATTTAAAAATTTCTTTAAATAGTTTTTATCCTCATAGGGTTTAACTTCTGTCTCCATAACCGTTTCAATCATGTTATGATATTCTTCATTATTTAAATGGGTTTTATAAAGTCTCATAGCAATGGCCATATAGGTTGCCGCTACCGCTTGGACTTCGTACTCACGCATGTATTGAATAGCATCACCAAAGACGTCGTTGTATATTCTCTCTAGATCTTGATCACTGTGTTTTTTCTTTTTCATAGTTTATAAACCTTTCTGAATTTTCAATATTAAGATTCTCGTTGCTTGCTTCTCGATACCCGTTCACCTTTGCCCATGCTTCGTGAATATTTTTTATTGCCTCAGATTCTTGCCGCTTGCCGCTCCAATTTTTTTTTCTAGCAATCACCTCAGGTCTTTTTTCGTACTCTCTCATATAAATTCTCTTTTTCTCTTTATTTTCCTCTTTCTCGTAATATTTCTTTCGCGCTCGATACCGGCTTTTATGGTACATGTGCATTATGATTTTTCCTGTTCTAAAATATCCATTGTAGAAACTTGAAAAAGATCTGATAATTGTTTTAATCTCCACGCACTGAGGCAGTTTTTTCCACTTTCGTATTTTTGCATTTGTTGCCATGAAACTTCGAGAGCGAAGGCAACTGCCGACTGAGTTAATTTTTTCTTAGTTCTTATTCTTTTTAAATTGGCACCAATCATTTTGCAAAATTCATTATGTTCTTCAGTTTTTATTAATTTCATAATTTATAAAAAGTGTATTTTAACGTTAGTTCTTCTCCCTGTTTAATATCTTTAATTGTTATTAAATTCCACTTACTAAAGTTGTAAGCGGGTTGGTCGTCTTCTGTAGTAAATGTCAATTTAACTTTTTCGCAATTTGGATCGTCACTATGATTAACAAATCCTCCGAGAGGAGTCCTAATGATTGTGCTACTTACTTGTATGTGTGACATACCAAAATTAGTTCCTTTAGGAATATCTTCTTTAGCGAATAAGCCTATGTCATGAATATCGGAAAAACCTAATCTTAGATTATCGGGTAAAGGTTTATACATCTCGCTCATCCCTCGGAATAAAAGGTTTGTAGCCCTGTTCAGCTGCTTTCTCATCATCTTCGCCAACAATGCTTTTTACTTCGGGAACATAATGCGTTAGTAATCGTTCCACGCCTTGATGTAAAGTTAGTTTAGACATGGCACAACCAGAGCATGCTCCGGATAGTTTTAAAGTAGCCACGCCAGTATCGGAGGCAAAATTAATAAAACCAATGCTACCATTATGAGCCGCAACATTCGGTTCAACTTTCTCTTCCAATACAGTCTTAATATCCTTAACAATCTCATCTAAACTCCTCATTACATTCCTGACTTTCTTAATTTATCTATTTTATCTTCAACTTGTCTAGCTAGTTTTGTGTTGTCGGCTTTGGTCTCTAAAACTTCTTGTTCAAGTTCCGTGATCCGTCGTCTAAGATTTAGGTTTTCTTCAATAAGAAACTTATAATCCGGATCGCTCCAGTAGTCTTTAGATTTTGCTTCTTCTTCAAGATCAGCAATTTTATTTTTGAGATCTTCAATCTCCTCTTTTGCAGCGTTCATTTCAGGTGAGTTCATACCTGTGGCTTTAATCAAGGCGGTTTCTGTCTCTGCGTTTCGCACTTTTGTCTTAAGCGCTTCAATTTCTTTTAGCTTATTCATCATAAGCCTATCCGCTTCTTTTTTTACTTTCTCAATTTCTAAAATATGCTCAATCTCTTTTGATTCTGTCATAAACATGTCTCTTTATATCTTTATCTGTTTCCATAATCGTTAACACATCAATACCGTTATAGGCTTTAACGTAGGCATTTTGTGATATAGCAATAGATGAACCTGAGGCCAGTAAAGCAAATTCACTGCAACCACTACAGGTTAACCAGATAACGCAGAGCATGAATATTTTTCGTATCATTTTTTATCTCTCCTTGGTTATCGCATGCTTTACAATCAATTACTACCTTAATATTTGGCTGACTAGCGTCTTTGATTATTCTACGGTAGCCATTACCAAAACATGCGGGGCAAATAAATTTATCGTTTAACAGCTTCATTGACCATCTTTTTCATCATTTCTTTCTGTATCGAGAATGGATCTTCTTTGGTTTCAAGTGTTTTTAAAACCTTATCCATTTGCTCTTTGTAATCATCATTTCGTGGTGCGAAATCTTGAACCACTCTATTTAAAATTGCATAAAGTATCGTTCTTGGATAGTCTGTATTCATTTCAACGCCACCAAATTTAAGCAGCTCGCCTTTTTGTTCTTTATCAAGGCGACTCAAAGTTTCAACGTGCTCCTGAATTTTCGCAACGGTATGATCGCACATTTCTCTCATAGCATCTTTAAAGTTTCTTCGCTGCATTATTGTGCCTTATCCTTTCCATTGTCTTGCTTGTCTTTTTTAATCTTCTCTAGACTTGCAATCATTGCAACTAAACCTGCAACTTCAATGTAGGGGCGTTTGGCTAAATATTTTAACAGTTCTTTTTTCTGTTCATCTGAAATTTTCCACATTTACTTTTCCGCCTTTCCATTGAGTCTCTTCATTTCTTTGTTCACTAAAATATTAATCGTTTGACTACGACTTAAA